ACCTATCATGTGCTTGCCAGCGTAAGACAGTTGAATCTCATCCCCATCCTCATCTTTGCCGACAAGTTCGCATTTTCCAGCAACAAGTTTGCCGCCTATGACATATTTATTCGCCGCCGGTGTAGAAAAAGAATCCTGCTCAATAAATAAGGCTTGATAGAACCCTGCATTGGAATCACCAGCATTAAAGCCAGCAATATAAGTTTCAAGTCTCTCGGCAGTATCCACGCGGAGATAACGGTTGAAGTCGTCAATCATGTTAGCGACAGTACTATCAGTAGGTGTAGATTCAGTCCAACTGCGAGTATACGCGAAAAGTAAAGAGAAGAACAACCCCGCTAAAAATGCCGTTAATAATTTGTTTCTCATCATTCTATCCTTTCAGCTTGTATACCAAGAAGTCCCCTGTAGGAATCCTCTATAAACGTCTCCACCTCCTATGGCATTTTCAGGACTCGGAAACAGCCCCTCCTCCTGGCCGGAGAGCTGTAAGTCAGTATCTTCTTCGAGCATCTGAGTAAAGATAATCCGAGCCATGTCCTTCCACCTTTCGGCGGCGGTCCAGTCTTTTCCAAAAACAAACCCGCGTGCGGTTATGCCATATTCCAGAATAAGGGGATGCTTATCGGTCAATACGTTATTCTCGCCCGATGCCAAATCTGCCAGATAGCCAAAAAATTCAAAGTTCATCGTCCAGGCCGAATCTGCGTTAAAACTGTGGTCGGGAATCTGGTAGAGCCAAATCCTGCCCTGGTCTACATCGTAGTATCGGGGTGTCCCTTTGCCCGTTTCTTTTGCCAGAATCTTCTTATCTTCAAGGAGCTGCTTGTGTAGTTTTATAAGAGGTACGCGATAGCTTTGTGAGTTTATCAGTTCCAGGCTGATGTCCCTTTTGAAGCGAAGAATCCTTGCCCCACTAATAACTTCCGTCCAGGTTGTACCAGAAGCCTCATCTATTGGCAGACTATATTTTTGCGTCTCATCGTCCGTATCGCGGGTCACTTCCTGCTTCATAAAAGCGAAGTTATGCGCTCGGCATATCTCCCTCTGAACTTCGTTTGCATAGCGAGTGAGAACCGTAGTAGTCAGCTCGGTACTATGGTATTCAGATGGAAAATTAGCCTGCACCCGCGTTACTATCACAGATAGGGCAGTACTCATCGGTTATTTTCCTTATTTTTTCTTGGCTTTTTTCTTCTTCTTAGTCACCTTCTTGGCGGCTTTCTTGGCTGTCTTAACTACTTTCTCGCTTACAGCCTCTTGGACTTCCACTGTGGCCTGTTTTGGGTGCCTCTCGACCATGTGCCTTGCAAAGTCGATCTCTTTTAACGCCACAAACGGCGGTGAACTCGTACAATGCTGGCAAACCCGAAGTTTATCCAACTCTACGGGCCTTCCGTTTGCGTAGTAGGCGCGTTTGTCCTTTATAAAGAACACCCCTACGTCTTTTATGTGGAGCTCGTCCGCTCCCTTGAGATTCACTGTTTTCTCTGCCATGTTTCCAATCCTTAAAATGGGTTTCTATTGCTTTGAATACGGTCTCAGGCCGTATGTTTTCTGCGCATCGCGGTCTTCCTCCCACCTTTCCAGATGGGCAGGTATCTACATAAATTAACTTATGGCAGGGATGACATCGGCAATCTTCAGGATGCAAAGCCGTGACATTTTTCCAGTATTTCGTTAGATTCTCCTCGCTTGAATGGCTGAGGAATATAATCTTAGGTGTATCGAAACATCCTGCGGCGTTCAGGATCCCCGTCTCCGGCCCGATGACGAGATTGGCATACTTGGTCAGTATCATTGATTGGCGGATGGTAAATATCCCGCAGCGAGGTAAGGTGTTTGGTAGATTCCATTCAATCATTCGGGAAAAATCATCGCCGACTGTAACAATGAGTATATCATCACCGTATTTCTGACAAAGGGTCCCGGCAACATACTCGGCCCAGGGATAAACCTTGTGTATGGATGAGCCGCTCATCGCCCAAACAATCAGGAATTTGTCCTTATGATTCTCTAAGAATATCCTGGCGAGCTGCTCTTCCTGCTCTGTAAAGAACAGTTCGGTCGGCTCGCCCTTTAATTCGTAACCTGCCTTCTGCATCGTATAGTCGATGTAGTTTTTGTTACATTCCTTCATTCTCTTTTTGTGGGACCAGTTAAACTCCTCTTTGCCTTGGACTTTTAGAAGGTCCTGCTCGATAGTGCCGGTGAGGTTCACGACCTTATCGAAACCTTTACTTATCTCCACCCAGTATTCATCGAGCTTGTCGTTTGGTATCACATCTTTCTGCTGCACGATGAACTCATCAATGTAGGGATTCTCTTTTAGAACCTGCGTGGCGTACTCTGAGCAGTTTAGTACAACGTGATAGCCATCTTTCTTCAACTGCCGGAGGATGGGGGTAATCATTATCATATCACCCAACGCGCCGTACCTTATGACAAGGGCTTCTTTCCTGCTCCAACGGACTCTCGGAAAAGCCGACATTCCCCCGTAAACCTTGCCGAAGGCCGCCTTGACCTTTTTTAATCTCGCATATCTTTTCTGGACAACAAGTTGCCAGCTATATTCATTTGATTTGTTATGACGGGAGGCACATATACGTTTGGCATTGCCAAAACCCTCTATGATCGCCCATACATCCTGCCAGCAGAGGTCTTTTTTGTGGCTCTGGTTCGCTCCTGCCGTTCCGATTCTCGGATAATAGTCCGGGTCGGGTCCGTAAAGAATTAAGTGTCCCCCTGGCCTTATGACTCTCCACCATTCCTCCAACACTGCATCGGTGGCGTGAAAGTCCTCTAAACAATGACTCGAAAACACATAGTCGAAAGCACCATCGGAGAAGATACGCAGTGCGTCAACGCCAGCGAGGTCTATATTCACATCCGCTTCCTTATGAGCATTGTCGATTCCGATTGCCCCTTCACAGACCTTGGCCTTGGCGCAGCCCAAATCCAACCCTGCACCTTTCAGGAAAGAAGCCACACGATTGCGACATTTCGCCATTTCGTTGCCTTCTGGTAAATCAGCCGACCACATTCTAAAGCCCTTTTATATCCACTAATACGTTGCCGCTGCTTATAGTATCGATATAGACTTCGATATACTCTGCGCCCATGCCATCGAAGTTTATTGTCGCCATACCGTTATTTCCTGCGGCGTCTGCCGCCGTGACCGCCTTTATCCATCGTGCCGTTGTGGTAATGGTATCGGCATACGTCCCACCAGCGGTAGCTGTCTGTGTGCCTGCAGTAGCACCACCGGAAACAACAAACTGAGAATCATCATTCAGTTGCCTGACATAAATGTAGTAATTACAGGTAGTCCCGTTGCCCGCACTAAAACTTAACCTTGCCTGTATAACGTTGAAAAGCGTACTATCTTTGGTTGCGATCTGCCTTAACGACTTACAGTGGCTTGGTTTGCTTGCCCATACGGTCGGAGTTGTGGCCGAATCGTCAGTAGTAACGGTCCGTATAAGTGTCCATCGCATACAGGAGCTTTCTGAGAGCATCCCCATACAAGCGAAGACCGCAGCGAAGACCGCCACAACAACCATTACGATTAGTAATTTCCGTTTCATTTCGAATCTCCTTTCTTATCTTACAGAACTATCCAACAAATCATATCTGCGCCTTTGGCGCGACCCTTCAAATATCTTTCCGTAAACCTTGTTTCTGTCATAGGAGGAATCAACGATATAGATTGTCCCTGCTGAATTGTATAAATCGTAGGCGGTTCCCGAACCGGATGTTGAAGTGGTAATAGTACAGTTGTCAGCTACTGTTCTTGCGGCAGCGGCACTAGAATAAATACCCTTAACATCGCCGGTGTTATTTGACCCCGCAGAAACAGTAATTAGACAATTAGTGAAAACTAATACCCCTCCATGTCTTATACCATAATTAGGGGTAGAAGAGACGTCATCGCGAGTGCTTGTAATAGAACAATTCGTACAAGTTCCTGTACTGGTGCCGATTATAGCACTATTGGCCGCGGAAACTCCAAAAGTGCCATCAGTAGAAATTGAACTATCAGCAATGTGTATTTCTGTGCTGGTTTGGTAATTTATACCATCATAATTACTTGAAATACTGCTATTGCTGATAAAAATTTGATTGCAATTTGCTAAAAGGATTCCATCAGTACCGCCGAATATATCACAATTTTCAATCGCAATACTATCTTTGCCTGTGCCATAAATTCCATAGGTGCCTCCATTTTTGCTGGTAGTCGAAACCGTAAGGTTTCTAATAGTAGTGTCATCCTCAAGTGTTATTCCTTTTTCCCCATCGCCAGTACGGGCAATGGACGCCGTTTTATCAACACCGTCAAGAGTAATTGATTTATTGGCAGTATCCAAGTCAACTTCCTCATCGTAAGTGCCGGTTCCAATATAAATCGTATCACCATTGGAAGAGGCAGTTACCATTGCACTAATAGTCAACTTGGCTTCTTGCCAGCTTGAACCATCATTGGCATCATTGCCGGTTTTAGCGACATACCAATCGGTCGCATTAACCTGAAGGGTTAATAGTAAAATGAACAGAATTATTAGCTTTTTAATTTTCTTCATCAGATTACCTTCTCACCTTTCTTAAAAACCACTATTTCCTGTTCTTGCGGGTCTTTCTGCCAGGTGAAATTCAAGTCGTTAAACACACCACCGCACCATTTCCTTATTAAATACTCCGTGTCCTTGCTCTTTCGCAGTATCATCTCCTTGGACAATTCTAAACTTTTGGGCTTGTGGATTCCGATAGCACCGGCACACCGCCACACTTCCCATCCTCTACTGCGGGCGGTATAGCAGTAATCTACATCAGAGCAGAAATGGACAAGGTTCTCATCGAGTAGTCCGATTTCCTCTATCATTTCCGGCCTCAGAAGCCAGCAAGCCGCTGTTGCCCACAACAGAGGAGCATCCTTTAGCTCCTGTCGGGCCATAGTAAGCGAGCCGCCGCTCGGCAAGGCCCACAAGCCCCCAGTATCTATGCAGATATTCGTGTCATCACTCGGTAACATACAGGCACATATAATTCCAATATCAGGTTCCAATTCCATCATATCGGCCATCCAACCAATAGCTTTGTCCTCAAGGAATACATCCTGATTGATAACGCAGATATAGTCCGCCGCACTACCGAGGAAATGCTTTAGCCCCTTATTGACCGCCGCCGTGAAAAATATGTTATCAATGCTGTTATCGTGTACGAATATCTCGCTGTCAATATTCTGTCTGGCGATACACTCCTTGCACTGCTCCAAATCTTCCGGGGCCTGGTAAGCTGGAATTACGAATCCTATCATTGGTTCGGGTCCTCATCCGGTACAAGTCGCATTTTCGGTATGGCCGCTTCGGTAGCCTTCTTCTGAGCGTCAAGTAAGGCTCTCTGTTTCATAACCTCAATCTCAAGCCTCTGGTGTTCTTCTACAAGTCGGAGCTTGTGAATTTCAGCCTTATACATCCGTTCAGGCTTTGTCTTTTGAAGGTAGAAGTAACCGCCGACAACAATCACAATCGCTACTACTACCGCTACGAGCGTCCTTGGCTTTGCCTCGATATTCATTCAGTTCTCCTTAAAAATGGGGGGCCGTTTTTCAGCCCCCCTTTGTTACGTACTTACACCCGCCGGACATGAACAGTCTTTGAATACTATAGGTGTTCTTGCAATCGGGTATCCGTAGTCGTTAAAGTAATTCATAGGCTCATGCAGCTTACATTCGCCAAAGCCTGTCCAACTATTATCGTGCATCAACTTCTCAAAATGGTCGCAGTCCTGGCACTCACCATCATACGGTGGGTCGTAAACTGGCCTATCTGCAGAAAACGGCATAGAACACTTCCTTTCTACTGTCCAGCATTGCTATAAACATAGATGTAACTGGTTTCATAGCCTCCAGCAATATGAATCTTGATAGCTCCTACTTTGTCCGTGGAAGCAGACGTATGGTCGTTATTGGTTGTAAACGCCACAGCTTGCGGACTACCTGCGGAAAACCACGCATCAGGTGTTTCCGCTCCCGCCGAGGTATTGAAACGCATCATATAGTGGTCGGCGGGGTCACTTCCGCCAGCATCAAGATACGTTTCAAGAATAAGCGGACAAATACTCGCAGAGGCCAAGGTCGCGCCGACTTCTTCAATCGTTATTCTCGCTCCATATACATAAGCAGCGGGAATGGAAGCTGAAGTCATAGATGTTTTTACCCGCAAAGCGGCAACCGTACCATCGGTAGTGCCTGCAATTACGGCATGAGTATAAATACCGCCATAAAGCTGAGTACCAGTCGGAACGGTTGTAGTGACCTTTAATCCGCCCGTTGCATCTTCCCCGGTAAAGTCCATCTGAAACTTGGTTGTCAAGTCCATATCCACATAGCCGGTAACGTTCCAATCTACATAACCGGAAGCGTTCCACTTCATCTGCGAATCGCTGCTTGAACCATAGTAGAACCCATAGCCATCTTCAAATATCGGGCTGTTGGTATAATACGTCTTGTCAATAGCGCCTATTCCCATCGTTAAGACGAGAAGGAAGCCTATGACTATTCCCAACGAAATGTGTCTTAAACTTTTCATAGTTTTTCCTTTCTGCGCCTTAGACGCTGTTAATGTGGATTATGTGGCACTCGCCGCTATCACCTGCTCGGTCCCAAATCTTCTGGAATCCAAGGATGCCGTACCACGCTACACCCTTGGACCGCCCGTAGTCAGTGGGAATCTTGGCTCTTATTTCCTCCTGCAGAGCCACAGCTTCCATCACTGCGTCCGCACCGAACATCACAGCCTCGCCGACTGCTCCACCGGCCCCACGTGTGTTACTTAAAAAGTTTGTTTCTTCGATAATTCTAACACCTTCAATCCTTCCGACCTCGCCGGAGAACAGCCTTTCCGGGTCGCCGTACTTTGCTGCATCGGTCCAGTCGGAATGATTTTTGATGCCTCGAATTGCATTGACAGAGGCGATACAAATATAGTTCTCACCATCATACTTCGGGACGTTGAGAGTCTTTAGCTTGTCAACACACTCTTTCAAATGGTACATATCGAAGTTGACCGTAGAGGTATTCGAGCCAGTTGCCGTGTTGTTTGCCGCCGACTCGAATATACCCACCGAAGATGCAGTCAGACAGGCGTACTTTATCTGACTCAATACGAACTGACCCGCCACAGCAGAATCGAGTACCTTTGCTTCATCATTTCTGAGAGCAACAGTAACGATATTGTCAACGTCAAACTCGGCCAAAGCCTCAAGTTTGCCGGTGTACGGTACGGAATTTCCGCGCTCGGTAACTTGAATCGTGCCGGTCTGAATCGTGACCTGTGTTTCGGGCATTGTATTGGTTTCATTTAACGTACCACCTGCGGTCGCTACATTCGATATTTTATCGAAGAAAACCAGGTCGTTTTTGTTCTTCCCAAGTGCTTCCTTGATGTTACAAAACTGCCTGAACTTCATCAACGGCTGGGCCGCATTACGAATAGTTCTGGATAGTTTTCTATTACCAAGGTAGCCGCCAAGGGAACTGGTTACCCATAGCTGTCCCATCGTCAGCTCCTTTCTTCTTCATCAAAATTAACAAGTTGAAATCAGCTATAAATTACGCTTTTTAGCTGACCGGGCTTTTCGGTCTGCGAGTTCTTCCGCATCCGATTTTTCGCCCTCTTCGCCTGCTGGTGTGGAAGTTGCAGTAGAGCCGAGACCTGATGCTTCTGCCTTCGCCTTTTCTTTCGCCTTCGCTTCGGCCTCGGCCTCTGTTTTGGCCTCTGCCTTTGCTTCCTCAGTTAGTGCGTTAAACTCCTCAACGGCAGCGTCTATGCGTTCTTCTGGTGATTTCCCTTTTAACTTTTCGGGGTTCTTCGGGTTGCGCAACAGACCTGCTATGACGTTTTCGTGCTTAACTAAGTCCTTATAGGTGCGGCGAAAGTAAGCGTTTGCTGATTGGGTACGAACCTGACCTACAGCCTTTTGAACGGCGGCGTTGACTATCTTTGTGACGGTCTTTCCATCAACAAAGCCTTCTTCGTCAACGTCCAAATCTTCATCGGGTTCTTCCGGGGGGCGTTCAAGCTCCTCAACTCGAGCTTCAGCAGTTGTTGCTCGCTGTGAGGATTTGGTGTTTTCAACCTGTAAGTCTTTGTAGCGTTGTTCCCAATTCACTTCTTCTGGTTTGGTCTCTTTTGGGGGTGTTCCTTCCGGCGGAGTCCCTTCTGGGGGTGTCCTCTCTGGGGGTGTTCCTTCGGGTGGAGTCCCTTCTGGTTTTTCTTCTGCCATATTACAATCTCCTTTTACTGGCTCAGTCCCATGACTGCGTGTTGGCTTTCGCCAGTGCCGTCCGGTGGGGTATTGAGCTTTACCAAATAAGCGATTATTCCTTATCTTCTTCCGGTTCTTCCGGTTTCTCTTTACTTAATATCTCGACCGCTTCCTGTCCTTCCTGGATTCTGCGGTCAACTTCACTTGTAAGTAAGTCAATAGACTTTATCTCCGCCTGGGCCTTGAACATTGCTGGCAGGTCTTTGGCGTTCAAAAGGTCTTTTACGAATCCTTCTCTCAGGTTAGCAAAGGCGGGCAGTAGTATCTTCTGCCAGCCGGCGGTCTTTACTGTTTCATCGAGCATCCGCATCTCAGCTGCGGCATCCTCTAAATCCGCTCGTCTTTCATCATCTAAGGCCATTTCAATCTCCTAATAAAAAACCCCTGCACACACAGATTAACCGTGCATACAGGGGTATCTTTCAACTTGTCCTGCTAAACGTATTTAGTTTTTACAAAGAGCTTATCTTTTTATTAAGTAAATTACCCAACCAATCATAAACGCCGCAATAATAACCAAAAATACCACACTAAACCAACCACCTTTGATATATTTAGTCATTTGCCTTGCTCCATCAAAACTTCGTCCTCTTCGTTTCGTTAATATCCATCAGTTTACCATCTTTGAAGTTTATTTCAAGCTTGCCTGTAAAATCAGGGAACTTTTTGAGCAAGAGTTTAACAAACTCACAAATTTTCCTTATCTCTTCAGCCATTTATATTTATCGTTACTCCGCCACCCGCCCGTCAGCTTCAAGGTGTACCCGTTATTCGGTTGTAAATAGCTTTTTTATTTCTTCAAATTGTTTGAACTCCATCAGTGGGCGATAACTCTCTCGTATCATTCGACCAATAGCGCCACTATCCATAGCACCCATAAACACCTTAATAGTATCTGACGCAAATCCACAACGAGAGCAAACACAGCGCATCTCATCTGGCGTAAACAAATACGGTTTTCTGTGGCCGAACAACCTACAAATCAATTTCGCAATCATAATTTTACCTCTGTATATTGATTATTACTCCACCACCAGCTTTTATATTCCGTTGCACCCTGCGGGACTTTACTGTCCCCTGCTCTTTCTCTGGGAACTCGACAGCCAAGACCTCAAAAGTAAATGTGGGGCCTTCTGCGGTGATTGAATCGAGCTTGACCTTGCCGGTAAACTCAAACGTCTGTCCCACATCCGCCGCCGTAAACGGTAGGTCCTTGTGGTCAACCTTGAATGTCGGATAATTGCCTTCCTGTAGTTCAATCATTTTTTCTCCTTGTTCCATGAATTATAAGGCCGTACGAGGGCGATTTCATTGGTTCTAACCACACCAATCGTTGTCCATCCCATCTCCATTCTTGCCTACCATCAGGAAATATCAAATGCTGAAAGCGTTTTGGTTCTTTTTTTATATCTTCAAGAGAAACTCCAATTGCATCAAAAGCCACTCTTAGAGCATTGTCAATTGTTGCAAAAACTGAATCTGCATAGGCTTCTAACATTATCCTGCCCTCCGTTGTCTTTGTTTTCTTCGTGCCTTGAGGTCGGCTCTGTCGTATCTGTCAGACTTTCTCTTGGGGAGCTTTCTGCCCTTCGCCTCTTTAAGGTGCGATTCAAGTTCTTTTGTCGTTATACCTCTCATTTTCCGACCCTTTCCTGCCCTTCGGCGGCCTAATTCAGCACCGAATTTGCCCTGTTGAGCTTCAGAGACTATTGGTGTATGCTTGCGGGGCTTACCTTTTTTTGTTTTTTTGCCACAACCTGCGTGGGTCATTTTTCAACCTCTTTTTCTTGAACTTCTATATCATCTAAATAATCGTGTGTTAGCTGCCACTGAGCCGCACTTAACATCTGTGTAGCTTCTATAAGGTCAAATCCTTTGTCCCTGCGGCCTTTTTTGCCAAAACTTGTCTTTACAAAAACATTGTCCGTATGGGTTTTCTTCTTGCGTTCGCGTATTACAATAAGCTCCCTGTGACAATTAGAAAGCTCTTCAATCAAATCAGAGGTTGAAATCAATTCTAAAGTAGTTATCATTTACGTCCTTTCGGCTTCCAAGGCTTCACTGCGCCCCTGTTCTTGTTTTCGCCGTCCGCCTTCTGTGTTTTTTGTGCCCCACGAACACCTGTTACCAACTTGTGAGTCTTGTTCGTCACCGATGGTTTCGGCACCTTAACAGGTGGATTCTCGTTAGGCTCGAAATCGTTGGTATTGTATGGCAAATTGTGTTTTTTACTCATCTTCTTATACTCCTTTTATTTCGGTTACTTTGTGATAACGTTATAAACCTGATGTTGCCTTGCTCATAATGACCATCGTTGTTTATACGGTCAATATACAGACCTCTGGGGTCAACATTTAGCTCTTTGATAATATGGTCGTAAAAATCCTCAAAGCAGGCAAATTTGACCTTAATGCCTCGGGCACCATAGTTTTTATAAACTGGGCTTTTGAGGTTGTTGCATCTGTAAAGCATAGCTTGCCAAACCCGCCGTAAATGGCCTGTTTTGGTTTGTCGGTATCGCTTTATTGCTTGCAGCCTTTCAGCTTTGTGCCTTTGGTAGTATTGCCTGTTATATTGCCGGTATTTATCTCTGTGAGTTTGTTGGTGCTGTTTGTTATATTGATTGTGGCATTGCTTACAGATAGGTTGTAATCCATTAAGCCTTTTGTAAAACTCCGAAATTGGTAGAAATTGCTTGCACCTTGAACATTGTTTTGTTTGAATTGTTTCAGACATAGCCTTTTTCTCCTGTAAAAAGGTTGTGTTTAGGTGGCCTGTGGCAACTCCGCTACAGGCTGCCGCTATTATAAGGGATATTATAAGTTTTGCAAAGGGTAAATCTTTTTTCTTTGCCATTATTAGCTCCTATTCTTAAGTGAACGCTCTACTTTATCCAGAGCGACCTGTCGTCTCCTCAATAGTTTTTCAGTGGCTTTCATTAGTTTTTCGTCTTTCTGTATTTCCTCAGCACGAGTAAGGGTCTCAAGGGCGTTTTCCACTAAGTATATCTCAATGCCGTTTAATTTTTTCGAGCGGCCTGTCGTGGGTACTGCGGCCTCAATAGTTTCTGCTCTACGGCTTCGCCTTTTCCGCCGTTTTTTACTTTTTGCTTTCTTAGCCATAATCGTCCCTTTCACGCTGCCTCTAAAGTATTCAGTAAACGTATC